CGGGCTGGTAGTGCTTGCACATCACCTGCGCCTTGAGACGAATCAATTCCGATGCAAAGAGGGCAACGTCCTCCTGCATGGAGCGCAATCTCAATCCCGCGTACTGGCCTTTGATTTGCTGCGCTGTCGCGGTTTCCGAGGCGAACGAGGTGCCGCGGATGATGTCCGAGATGCCCGTGATTTCGTAGATTTGGGACTTGATGTCTTCTCTGGCTCGGTAGCAGTTGAGGAGTGCGTTTGCGAGGGTATCCAGAGGTAGCAAATCAATGCTTCCTTTAAGGCCACCTTTCTCGCTGAAAGCCATCCACTTATCAACTGGAATAAGCGCATTGTTGTCGCCCTCCGTCATCAGCCGTTGCAGCGCCGGTTGGCTGGCGTCGTACACGCCGCGCACACGCAGCGCCTTCACTAGCCCGTCAATGCGGTCGGACAGGATGTCCAACTCCATCGCCTGATCTTGGTACAGGATGAAATCGGGGACGGGGACGAGGGTGTCACTCGTCGTCGTCGCAAAGAGCGGCTTCGGGCAAGGGAAGAATCCCTCAAGGCCGAGCGGGTCGTCGCGCACATCAATGATCTGCGGCATCCCCTTGCAGAACCAATAGACCTTCTGCGTTTCCTTGTCCCAAAGTTCACAAATCTTTGCACGGTTGTAGGTGCGCTTGGCTTCGTTGTAGGCGTTCAGCGGCTCTGGGCCTTGGTCTAACGGAATCTTCCGCGCCATTTCGTCGCCAAAGCGTTCTGCGAGGGCTTCCTTGGTCATATAGACCCAGCGCCATACTTGCGACACTTCTTCCCATGTGCGGGCCTGTGAGTGTCCAAAATCCTTCCAATGGACGTAATCGGTTGGGGCGCACTCGTATTCAATGCGCTCTAGGTCAGGCGGCGCACCCTCACCCTGCTCAATGTTGGAGGTGATGGATAAGCCATCGTCCTCAATGCCAATCGGGGCAACGTGCGGCTCGTAGCGCACCCATGCCGTACCGCGGCCGCCGAGGAAACGATCTTCCACGGCGTAGGACATGGTTGAGCGAAAGTCGGGGTAATGCTCAATCTCAAAGTCAATGGCGCGTTCAATCAGCAGCCCTGCCACGCGGCCTACGGGATCGTTATCGCCAAAGCGGCGGCTGATGTCGGCCTTCGGTAACTTGGCGTACACAGCGGGCTTTAACGTCTGGATGTTGCTCCAGAGAATGTTAAAGCGGGCGGCTTCGTTGCCACCCTGCCCTCGGCTATCGTCGCGGTAACGCTTAACGATCTTCTTGGTTCGCGCCTGCCATTTGGCGAACTCGTTATCGTACTGCCCGATAACCTTTAGGTACTTTTCCAGTTCCGGTTGCAGTATGCCTTCCATTAGACGTAATCGCTAAACAGCCCAACAACCGACATGGAGGCGTTGCCGCTGCAAGTGGCGCTGATCTGCCCCTTGGTCGCTACGTTCAACTCCACGCTGTAGACGCCTGCGGCGGTCGTGGCCGGGAAACTGACGAGGGTCGTGTTGCCGTCCTTCAGCAAGCACGTTGCCTCGGTGTTGCTGGTGACGTTGACGACCACGCGCTGGATGTACGCCCCCACCGAGCCAAAAGCGGTGGTAGACGTTGCGGCCACGGCAACGTAGTTATACCGAGTCGGTGCGTTCGTACTCATATCCTTGCTCTCCTGCTAACGGTGCGGTCGTGAGCCTGCCACATATCGTTTAGGGTCACGGTGTTCTCTGGCCCCACCATCAGCGGTTTCACTTCAGGCGCTGGGGGCTTGTCAGCGACTTCAGACCATGATACCGCAACCATACGGAAGGCGTCACTAGGGTGTGATGTCCAATCGTGTCGCGGTGACTGACGATAAGCCTTCTTATCCTCGTCGTATTCACGTTGGTATTGGCGCAGCGCCTCTATGCCGTCGCTGCACTTGGTCGCGTCAAACCAGACACGCGGCAACATCATGCGTACCGCTTGGATGCCCGACTGCACACCGATGTCGGGGACAACGGCTAGTTTGGCGATGTCTAGTTGCGCGGCTAATTGCTCAATAATGCTCTTGCCGGTCTGCAAGCTCTTGGCTCTCGCGTCATGCGGCAGATAGTGCTTGGCATAGCGATACGGCTTGTTGCGTACCACATCAGCAATCGTGTGGATGTCCTCGCCCGAGACGGCGTAGAAGTCTATGACGCGCAACTCTCCACGGGCGACCTGATAGAACCATATCGCGGTGTCGTCGCGGAACCCCAAATCCCACCCCGAATACACGGGCAGGCTCGGGTCGTATGGCACGTTGGTGATACGGCCCTGATCTTGCGCCTCGCGCATTTCCTTGCCGTAAAAAGCGCCGAGGATCGCAGCCTCAAAGCTGCACTCGTACTCCTGTAGGTACTGATCCTCGGCCAACTGCGCTCTCGCAGCGCCTAGTTCGCTGCTGGGTAGTAACCCGCTGGTAGATGCGGGGAGGCGCAACAGGAACCATTCATCGGGTAAGCGTTGGGCGGTCTCGTAGATTTCCCAAAACTGGTTCTTGCCCTTCGGTGTACCTCCAAAGACACACCAGCCTTGCTTGTCTGACAAGGCCGGGCGTATGACGTTCCCAAACACGCTCGGCTTAAAGTCGCCGTATTCGTCAAGGTATACGCCCGAGAATCCAAGGCCGCGCATGGCGTCAGCGTTGTCAGCGCCGAACAAGCGGATTTGTGCGCCGTTAATGAGCGTAATGACTAATTCTTGCTCGTTTACCGATTGGATGATGGGCTGTGCGCCGTCCTTAAAGTATTGCCATGCAACAGCCTTGGCCTGCGACCTGTACGGACTGACGTATCCGAATAGACCATACGGCCCTTGATACATCGCAGCAGCGCGGATCATGTCGTTGACGGCGGCAACCGTCTTGCCTGCGCGGCGGTGTGCGACGAGACAAGCCCAGCGTTTAGTGCGCTCATGGAACGGCATGAACGCCTTGCGTGGGCGGTAGGGCAGGATTATTCGGGAGCCATCCATCCGATCTGTACCTTGACCGGGCCGTTGTCCTTGCCTGTGATCTCTTGGCGGGCTAGTTTGGGAACGTGGTACTCCAGCAGGGTGCTGAAGGCGTCAAAGGCAGCCTGCGCTCCCTTCTCTTTAGCGATCTCGTCTAGCCACCCTTGGAGTCTGTCTGCGTTGCCGTCCACAAACGCTGCAATGGCCTCTCTGGCGGCCTGCGTGGACTTATTGGGCAACCCCTTGGGCCTACCCGGCCCGCCTTTCTGACCCTTTTTAAATGCGCCTGCGTTCATTTCTTTCGGATAATGATGTCTTTAATTGGAGTGTCATACGATTTGAGCGGGAAAGTAGCGCGGCGTTCCTCGGGCGTCATCTTTTGACGAGCCTGCACCGCTCTTGCCTCTACCTCACCCGCACTTCTGACGTATTGCGTAGCTTTGTCAGGGTATTTCTTAAGTTTTTCGTTGGCACTTTCCCACTCGCCGACGAGGTTTTTCAGTTGCTCATCTTTGTCAGCATATGCCCTGACCTTTCCCATCGTGTCTGGCCGTGCAAGGTTTAACACTTTGCCTTCCGCGATTGGATACCCCATTTCACGCATTTTGTTGGCAATCGCCATTTCCCGCATTGAACGTGAAAACGCTACGTCTTTCAGTTTTGCGGGAATAGTTTTGTTTTTGAATTCGGCAGGGTTTGCGCCGCGTTGGAACCCTTCACGGCGCTGAATCGCGTGTTGCATTTCGTGGATCGCGGTTCTTGCCAATACATCTTCCGTTGGTGCTTCTGCCATCACCATTTCGCCTAATAGGCGTGGGCCATCAACGGTTTCCATTGTAGTCGCCTGATATGAGCCGCGCTCTTTCGGGCCTTTCAACCCAAATTGCTGAACTTTCGCAAGGTCTGGATAAGCCTCTAACAACTCTGGATGCTCTAACACCGCTTCTGATAGGCGCTGTTCGGATGGAGCAATATGCGTGTAAATGCCCTTTGCTTGGGCATCACTTATTTCTTGCCGCCACTTCCCATCTACGCCACGGAACGTTCCCGTTTCTTTCCAAATGGTTTCAGGATCAACGCCAAACGCTTCCATAGCGTGTGCGCGGTCGGCTTCTTTTTCATTCCACGTTTTTGCCGACTTACCGATAAAGATTTTTTGCATTGTCGGATCGTATTGTTTCAACGCTCCAACCAATTTGCCTAACGGCAGGGCCGACGCAGCGGCCATTGCCATACCGGCCTCGTCATCGGCTCGGCGGGCGCGTTCAAAGTCACGGGCAGCGAGGGCTTGGCCTACGCCGGGGATAAAACTACCGCCCATCTCCAACGCCATGTCCACGGCGTCAGACTCTTTGGGCTGGTCTAGGCTCGTCAGGCGCTTTGCCTTCTCGTCAACGTAGGCGAGTGCAGCGGCAAGGCGTTTGCGATTCATGCCTTGTTCCTGCTGCTGATGGCTTTGGCCTTGGCTCGGGCGTCCTCTTTGCTAGAGGCTCCCCATGCCTTGAGTGCGAGGGCTAGGCGCGTGGGCTTACCGTCCTTTGCCATCGGCCCCGGCATATTGCCCATCCTTGCGAGGAAAGAGGCTCGGCGTGGGTTGTCGCCCGACTTGACCGGCGGCTTCAGCGTCCCGCCTGTCTCGGCCTTATACGAGGCACGACCCTTGGCGTTCAGCCCGCCCTTGGGGTTCTTGCCCTCGCTGCGTGTCCAAGCCGCGCTCATTTCTTCGCCGTCTTTGCCGATTGTCGGAACGCTTCGGCAGTTGGCGCACCCGGCTCACCGGGCTTGCGAGTACGCTCTACAGGGCGACCTTCGGCGCGTTGGCGAGCCTGACGCTCTTGCTTTCGGAGAATATTTGCGTACAAACCTGCTTTATTCATCGGAATCTCTCAAGCTTATACAGAAGGGAGGCGATCTCGCCCACGATCTCGTCAATGATGTTCTGCAAATCGGTGTCTTTTGGCAGTTCGTCTCGGATGCCCTTGACGAACGTCAGCAAGCCATTGGCATATACAGCGGCGTCTCTTTGCACCTTGAACCCCTCGGGGTAGTCAGCAAGGGGGATGATGCCGTAGTGGCCTTGATACGCCTCTGCGTACTTGTCGGCCAAGTCCACGATGTTCTGGTAGTAGTGGCCGAGTGCCTTGTGACTCGCGTAGCTCGCCGTCTGCAAATGAAGGAAGTGCGTGGCGGTACTGCTATGCAGCAATACGCCTACAAATTCGGCGGCGTCTTTGTGGCTCATTGCGGCGTCAGCCTCAAGTTAGGCAGGATGATTGCAGTCGTAGCATCTCCCACCGCATAACGCTCTGTCAAGTGACGCTCTGGGGGATAAACAAGGATGCGCTGCGACAGGTCTATCTGCATGGCGTTCCAAACGCCTTTCTCTATGCCCTCAAAGTCATCTAGCGTGATTACGGTGTCGGGCGTAAAGAGCCGTTCTAGGTGCGGCTTGTCGTCAGGCTGTAGGCGACCGTCTAGGTGCAAAAGGTCAATCTTGTTGTCTAGTTTGGCGAGCATTTCGGTGCTGCTGCTATGGTACTGGGTGATAGAGGTGGTCAGCGGCAACTTAAAGTCGTGCGTCATGTCGCAGGTGTGTACGTCTGCGCCCTCTCTTGCTAGCACGAACGTGGACTTGCCGATGTAGGTGCCGATCTCGGCCACAACCTTCGGTCGGAAGTACCGTATAACCGCCCATAAGGCGATTAGGGAGGCGTGGCCGGTGCTACCAGTACGTCGCAGGGGGTCTAACTTCTCCAAGTCCTCCACAACGTGCCACGGCAGGTCGGGCAGGTCAGCAAAGAGGGTGTCCCATATCGCACGGGATAGTCGTTTTCGGTTCACGTTCAGCATATATTTGTCCTATGTTTGTTTTCTTCCACGTTGGCGACGACATCGCCATGCCTACCGCAATGGTCTTTTCCATTCGCGCCCACAACCCTGATGCGACCATTGTTCAGGTCAGCGATCACCAGACGCCAGCCGTACCGGGCGTGTCTCGGGTATTTGTGACGCAGGGCAATCGGCAGTACCTGATGCAATGGCGCACCAATGCCTTTGCCGAGTTGGGGTTGACCGAGCCTGCGATGTACATGGATACCGACATGATCGTGCGGCATCCGATTAGCCCTAGCGCGTTGCTTAAGGGTTGGGGGCCGGTTGCCATGACGCGCCGTGAATTTAACCGTGACGCGATCTTTAACCCTCGCCAGCGCGGTCAGGACTACAGCGAGTACGAGGGTAAAACGCTGGATCAGGTGTATCCCTATGTGGGGTGCTGCACCATCGCCTCGGATTGGGGCGTGTGGGCTGACCTTGCCGAGATGTATAACGTTTTGCCCGACAAGTTCTGCGTGTGGTACGGGGATCAGGAGGTTCTGCGGGAATACAGTAAACGCGTGAAGGTGCAGGATTTGCCCGAGTCGTACTACGCCTGTCTGCCCGAGTTTCTGCCGCAGCATCCCGACCCCGCTATCGTGCATTACAAAGGCGCTCGCAAGGCACTCATGCCTAACGTAGCTGCTCGGGCTTGATGGCGGCTAAATAACGCTCCATCAACTCACGCACCGTCGCCTCGGGATCACGCGCAACGTAAAACTCCCCGCGTGGCTCAAATATCGCTTGGAACCTTTCTTGGCTCGGGCGTAGTTTTCCTTTTTCTACCTTGATTTCTACCCAGCACACCCACGGTGTTCCGTCTGGCAGATTCCGTACGACGAGACGATCTGGGACGCCGCCGTTTGAGGCGTAATCGTGGACGGTGAACCCGGCTAGGGACAGCGCCCGGCCAATAAGGCCATCGTTTGCATCCCGCCTCGCTTTGTACCTCACGCCTTGCCTCGTTCACGCATCGGCCTAACCAGATAATCCACCACGTTCTATTGCTCCGCTTTAACTCTGGCACGAAGTCTCTCCACAGCCTTTTCACCCCAAAGCTGGCGTACCAGCCCGATCGTATCCCTATCCGATAGCACAGCAGCAGCACCAGCCTCTCGGATCAGTTCAGCGACCCTATCACGGTTGACCTCAACGCCTCTGGCTAACTGTGCGTCGTAGAACTTTAAGCGGTTCAGCGGGGATTCTTGTACTGCCGAATTCCACATGGCCTGATTGGAGTGGAACTGGTGTTCTAGGTTGTGACTGGGCTTAGGCTTTTCCGGTTGAACTGGTTTAGCAGGAAAGTAAGTGAATTCATCTCCCATAAATCACCCAAACAACTGAAAGTTTTGGTAGGCAGCAATGGCGTCCTCCGACCAATGCGCTGCACTTGCGTGATGCTCTATCCGCTCCATCAGCACCACCGCCCTTGCATACCGACTTTTCGGGGCATACGACCCTTTCCAACGGGTATCTAACCCGACGTTGCGGGCGACGTTACAACTGTCAGCGGAGGCTAACGGCACTTTGCTAAAAACGCCGGGGTCAAGCATCCGTAAGCCGTGCAGCTTTACCTTGGGGCGTCCCTCGGCATCGCAAAGCACCCG